AATATTTCTATCAGAATCAAAATTTGAAATTGTGGCCGTAATACTAGTTGAGTCTGTAGATGTTCCTGTAACTGTATCTCCTACAACTAAAGGTCCTGATACTTGTAATACTAAACATTGTTTTTTTAAAGATAAAATTGGTGGACTAGGAGATTGTTGATATTCAGCTCCTGATTCAATAACCTTTAAAGATTGTATTTCGCCTATTTCTGATCCGTATGCAAAGATAGAAGCACCCGAACCATTTGTATCATCTACAGTTACAATAGGTAAAGATAAATAATTTGAACCTGCATTTATAATTCTAATATCTGTAATGTCGCCAGATCCGCCTTCTTGTACAATAACATTTCCTGTATAAACGTCACCTTTTGTAGTTTCATCTTCTAAAACAATTCTATCTCCAGAATCATCTTCATTTTCAATACCACCATTAACAATAGAAACTTTAGCTCTTGAAGCTCCGCCGCCGGTATCTGTATTGTTAAATATTACGTCATCGCCAATTTCATAACCTGAACCGCCATTGTCCACATAAAAATTAGTTAAACTTCCTCGACCTATGCCATCAACACTAATAATAGCACCGACACCACCACCCGATATGGATATTGTTTCAGCACTTGAATATAGTGAACCAGGATTTGTAAGTGTAATTGAATTTGGAATACCTGTGACTGTAGCTTTGATAAAAAGGTCGGACTCGTCTGTTTGTGTTCCTCTAATAATCTCATCTACTAGAAAAGAACCTACAACAGTATCGTTGTTTAAAATAAATTCAGTAACTTGATTCTCACCTATTTGAAATTTAAATATATTTTCTACAATAGCTGTAGCGCCAGAGGTTTCTCCAGTAATGGTTCTGCCTACTAAAGTAATAGTATCACCTGAAGATAATTGAACATTGGATTGTATTGCTCTCATTATCAATTTGGAATCCCATTGTCCATCGGATGCTCTTAACATCTGTTCTCTAGGATAAATGGTTTCAGAATTTAAATTGAATAATAATTTAAAAAATAATTCGTGACCTCTATCTGTACCTTTTGCTCTATATAATGATTTTACATTTTTAATTAATTTTCTCTTATCAACTTCACTATCTAATGCCTCGGGTAGTGTATTTAAAAATTCATTTCTAAACTTAGTTAAGAAATTAGAAATTGCTTTATCAGGATCTCTAAAATTTAACAACTCTTGTATATTATTTACAGGATTTGGTTTATAATTATTAACGACAGCACTAGCGTTTGATAAATTTCCTAAAACAGTTTCTCCAATAATAAACTTATCTTGAGCTGAAATAAATAAACGACCATTATCTAAATCTTCGGTAAGAACAGTTGATGTGGCACCTGAAGTTTGACCTGTGACTATTTCTCCTCTTGTAAACTTACCAAAAGCAGAACTTTCTAAAAGTATTTTATCGCCAGCGTCTAATTGGGTTCTATCAGTATCAATACGAGAACCATCTAATATTAATTCGTTATTCTGATCTGTTTCTGTTTCTAATTGAATGCCGTCTGTAGTCTGAACGGAAGTTACATCCAATTCGGCAGATTCCATAAACGTGTAATACGTTTTTACAAACTCTAAAAATTTAGGATGTTGATCTATTACGAACTCAGGAGCCTGACTATTAATCAGTTGAGATATTTTATCGTAAAAATTAGCCATTAGTAACTACTTGTTGTTGTATAACCTACCCCAGCTGTTGCTGAACCTCCTACAAAAGTATCTGCTTGAACTGTTATAGATGAATTTGCAGTATCTATTTCTAAAATTTGATCTCTTACAGGAACTACATCATTTGAATTAGGTTGTACCGTTAATTCAATTGTAGTAGAAGCAGATCCTCTAATATTCTCAACTGTAGATACACTTAAAGAATTAATAGTAAGTTGGCCTGTTGAATAATTAATTGTTCCTTGAGAATTGTTTACATATGTTCTAACAGCACCAACTAGATAATATCTTCTAATATTACCAATACCATCATCATCAAGGAAATATATATTTGTTGTATCGCCAGTGATTTTAAAACCTGTAGAACTTAAAATACCACCGACATCAGCTTTGTGACCAGAATGTGGATTGTATAAAGAATTTCTAAAGTAAACATCATATTTTGTAGATGAATCAATAGTAGGTGTAAATGTTTTTCTAATTTTTAATGTTGTGATGTTTGAAAGAATAGAAGTATCAACATCATCAATCAATTCTACAATTTTAGAATATCTAAAAATACTATCAAATTTTTGAAGTGTATTAGAATTGTAATTTGTTAAAGCTGTAATAATTTCAGATTGTAATGTATCTGAAGTTTTTGTTGTAGTTCTAGCATTGTATTTTACATTTGAAGTTATTAGAATAGATGTAGTTTCAGGATCAATAATTTCCGGTCTAACAGAAGCAATATTATATTTTCTTAATTGATTTACAATTGATAATTTTGTTGTGTCTGTTAATGTAGAACCTGAAGCCGCCTTGATGGCAATTTTTACAACACCATAAACCGGTGTTTCATCATCTTCTCCACCCCACGCTGAAACTGATTGTGCGTTAGGATAAATTTCTTGTACCAAAGTTTCATAATCACCAGTAGTAACTGCTCGATCTTGTCTAGCATATTGTAATGGGGCATTATATCTTATTGATTCTTTTGTTTGTGGTTCAGCTCCACCTTGTGCTGGAGAATCAGCTGTAATACTTACATCCGAAAATGTTTCTATAGAACCTGATAGGGCAAATGTAGAAGCTCCATTAGCTTCAGCTTTATTGGTAACAATATATTCTAAGATAACAATATTACCGTCTGATAAAGATTTTCCAACAACACCATCTCCAAAATAAACTTCAAACTTGCCTTCTTCAATTTCTTGTAAAAAATAAACTTTAGACGTGCTATCTAAACTTGTGTAAGTTGTAGAACGAGTATAAGTGGATGAAGTTGTATCTCCTGAAGAATTTTGAACTTGTACTGTTAAAGTTGTAGTATCAGCATTGGAACTTGGAATAATAAATCTTTGGTCAGGATCAGATGTGTTAACCGTATATTTAAAATTTGTTAAAGTACCCTCATAAATTGGAATGCCTGAAAATTGATAAACGCCAGAAATAGGTGAAATTGTATGAAAAGCATTTGTTACAAATTGATAGGATGTACCATCAACCGTAGATGAAAAAATAGTTCCTTTGTTCATAGTCAATGAAGAACCGGACGCATTGTTAACTAAAATATTAATTGATGCTGTAGAAGCTTTTGCTGAAGTAGGAGTATATCCTAACATCTTAGCTAACGATACAATATTTTTTCTGATGTCAGCACTATCCAAATACATTTCATTTGCCAACATATTAGCATTGAAACCTAGGTAGTGTGTATTGTACGCTAATAAATCTAAAAGAATAGAAAAACCTGATCCTTCAAAATTATAATCTTGGAACTCTGATTGACTTTGTAAAAATGTTTTTAAATTTGTTTTTATAGAGTCAAAATCTAAATCTGAAACTGTTAACTTGTTACTTGCCATATTATCTTAACCTTTGTAAAAATGTTTCCACAACCACTTGATCGGGTATATTTTGAACATAAAAATAGAGAGAAACTTTTAATCTATTTCTATCTGGATCGTCATCTAAGGTAACATTTACTAATGAAACTCTAGGTTCATATCTATTAATAACTTCAGCGATTTTTCTTTTTAAAAATATACCAATAACCGGACTATAGTTTTCAAAAAGCAATCCTCTAATACCACATCCTAATTCAGGATGAAATGGCCTTTCATAAAAATTTGTTTGTACTAAATTTCGTACACTTCTCTTTACAGCGTCAACATCTTCAATTCGTAGTATATCGTTAGTAACAGGATTTCTAGTAAAATTTAAATCTAAATCTTTATAAATTCTGGTACTACGTTTACTGTTATTGGTGATTGATGCATCATAGTTTGCCATAGTTATAATATTTATCCATTATCCTACAAAGATATTCGAAGAACCGCTTGTCATAGCGCCACTATCTGCCGAATCTCCTATTCTAGCGATAAAAGCTCCAGCAATACGAACAGTAGGCGAACCAATATTTACATATGCTACGTGAGGCGGACAAGGTGGTGCTGGCGGATGTGAATGTGACACTGTTGGATCTCCAACTCTCGCAATTAATATTCCATTAGCCTTTACTGTAGATTGACCAGGAGTGTCTAGTGTTGTTACACCGGTACACACGTGTCCTGTTGACAAACTGTCGCCTTTTCTACAAATAGCAGGCATTATCTTGGTGAACCTTGTCCTCTTTCAGACTTTTTAGGTCCTTTATGTGTTTTTGAATGACGACCTGTTCTTTTCTTTCTTCTACCTGCGTTTTTGAAGGCACTTACTGTATTCATCTTCTTAGCCATTATTTTTTCTCCTCATTATGACGACAATATTTACAACACTCGATATCATACGCTTCATTGAACTCATTTACTACTTTTTGAGTACAAATTTCTTCACAATGACAAGAATGTCCGCAATTTTGACAATTTTCCATAAAATTCTTTCTTTTTAACTATTTATTAGTAAACACAAGTAACTCGGCCACTTCTAACTTCAATTTCCGTTAAATT